CCCGGTCGTTCGTATGGTTCGACAGGGAGCCGCAGTTGTTCGCCTTCAAGGAGATGCTCGAAGAATATATCGAGACGTTCCGGCCGACGAAGGACGAGACCGCGCGATAATTTTTTGCTCCCGGCTTGCGAATGCCGGGAGTTTTTCGTATCTTCGAAGAAAAGGAGGAAATATGTTTATAATCGAGGCCTTAGGATTTGTGCTCTTGTTCGTGATAATTATAGCTCTTGGAGCATTCACGGCGGCTAGCGTTGTATTGTCGTACATATATTGGATCGTGGTAGCTGCTTTTTCGGTCACGGCGATAGCCGCTCTTTGCAGTCGCCTCGTTCGCTTTTTCAAAAGGAAAGCTCGTCGTTCGTAATACGTTATTGTAGAAATAGAATTTTCGTCGGAGCCTCGGGAAATCTTCCCGAGGCTCTTTTTGTGTCTTTTTCCCTCTCGCCGGGAGTGGCCATATTCGTGAAAAATTAATCGGATATGAGCAATTACGAAACATCGGCCTCCATCACCTTGGAGGTGAACGGCAAGAACGCGGAGGATCGCTTGAAGGCTCTTCGGCAGAGAGCCGAGGATCTGGAAAACGCTTTGGCCCGTGCCCGGAACACCGGAGACAAAATCGAGATGAACAAGCTCCAAAAGGAGCTGAAAAAGACGAATAAGGAGATTAGGGAGATGTCGTCGTCGGCTCAGCAAGCCGAGAGCGTCATGCGCCGTCTCGACAGGGCTACCCCGAGAGAGCTCTCTAAAACGCTATCTACCCTCCGGAAGCAGCTCGACAATATCGAGCGGGGATCGGCCGCATGGAATGCCCAGATAGAAAAAATCAAAGCGGTGCAAAAGGAATTGAACTCCGTAAAGGGTTCGATGAAAGAACATGAGTCGTTGTGGTCCCGGTTCGCCCAAAAAATGTACGACTGGGGAAGCGCCCTTACGATGTCCATGGCCGCGATATCCGGCTTGACCATTACCGGCAGGCGGGCTGTACAGAGTTATGCGGACATGGAAGGCGAAATGGCGAATGTGCGCAAATTCACCGGCATGACGACGGAAGAGGTCGAGCGACTGAACGAATCGTTCAAGACGATGGATACACGCTCGTCTCGCGAGCAGCTCAACAAGCTTGCCCAAGAGGCCGGGAAACTGGGAATCGCCTCGCAGCAGGCGGTTATCGAATATGTCGAGGCGGCCGATGTGATCAACGTCGCCCTCGACGAATTGGGAGAGGGGGCGACCCGGGATATCGGAAAACTTTCGTCGATTTACGGCGATGCCGAGAGAATGGGCTTGGGAAAAGCCATGCTGGCCGTGGGCGCTGCCATCAACGAAGTCTCCCAAAACTCCACCGCTTCGGCTTCTTATTTGGTAGATTTCGAGAACCGTATGGCCGGTGTGGGTAAACAGGCCGATATGAGTATCCCTAAAATCATGGGTTACGCTTCGGTGCTCGACCAGAACGCCCAGCAAGTAGAGATGTCGGCCACCGCTTTGCAGGGCATTATCATGAAAATGTATCAGGATCCGGGGAAACTGGCCCGCATAGCAGGCATCGACGTGAAAGAGTTCGCCCGGCTGGTGAGGGAGGATGCGAACGAGGCTTTGTTACAACTGCTCGACACCCTCGGTAAGGCCGGAGGCATGCAGGCGCTGGCTCCGATGTTCGACGAGATGAAGCTCGACGGATCACGGGCGGCCAGCGTGTTGTCGGTGCTGGCCGGGAATATCGAATCGGTTCGGAGAGAGCAAAAGCTGGCTCAGGAAGCATTTGATGAAGGCACATCGGCCATTACAGAATTCAAAGTCCAAAATAATACGGTGCAGGCGCAGCTCGACAAGGCCAAAAAGTCGTTCAACGAGTTATCGGTCGAGCTCGGGAAAGATCTGCTTCCTGTCATGCGCCATGCGATTACCGGTGCGTCGGCCTTGCTCCTGGTATTTAAGGAGGTTATCTCCGTTATGAAAGAGAATAGAGCTTTGATCGTCTCTGTGGCGGCCGGTATAGCCGGATATACGGTCGCCGTGAAGGCGAGTACCGTCGCTCAAAATCTTTGGAATGCGACGCAGAAGGCCGGAAATTCGATTGCGGCGACAGGGAGAGGTATCGTTCTATTGCTCAGATACGCCTATTTTAGATTAGAGGGTCAGGTCCGCAAAGCCGATGTCGTGATGAAGGCCTTCAATCGTACGACCAAAATGTCGCCTGTCGGGATATTGGTAGGAGCCTTGTCGGCCGGAGTCGCAGCCTTGCTTTCCTATCGGGAAAAGATGAAATCTGCTCGTGAGGCGGCGGCCGAGGCCGCCAAAGCCGAGCGGGAATACGAGAAAAGCATCACCGATGTCTCGGAAGCTGCCGCCTCGACATCGAAGGAGGAACTCGCACGTTTGCGAGCATTGTATCGGGCAGCCGTCGACGAAGCCCGATCGAAGGAAGAACGAATCGAGGCAGCCCGCCGGTTGCAATCGCTCTATCCCGATTATTTTTCCAAAATGTCGACCGAACAAATCATGTTGGGAGACGCCAAAGCCAAATACGATGAATTGACCGATTCGATTCTGAAAAATGCGAAGGCGAAGGCCGCGGCCGATTTGATAAAGAGGAATGCCGAGCAAATCGTCGAGATAGAACTATCCATGCCGGAGTTGGAGAAAAACGCTGTCGATACGGACATAGCCTATGACCGGGCGAAGAAGCGGAGGCAGGAATATATCGATAGATACAACATAAGCCCGTCGGCCATGGGCGGCGGTTATGCGCAAGATCAGTCGGCGCTTTTGTCGAATGTCATGGTAAGGAAATCGGCTCCCGGAACCGACGATGAACGGAAGGCGGCGGAAGCAGCGTGGAAAGCGTATGCCGAAGCGAACGACAAGCTGACTAAGCTGCAAGCGGCCAATAAGAAACTGGCCGAGGAGTACGGTATATCTTTGACCGGTGTATTCGCCGGGCAGGGAGACGGTGGAAATATGAGCTCTGTCTCTGTTTCCGGTAGTGCGGGGAAAAGCGGGGAAAGAAATAAGTTTCAAGCAGAAGACGACTGGCTGTCGATCGAGAAGTCGAAGGCTCTCGCCGGCTATGCTACCGGATTGATGGATTACAACGAATATATCGAGAAAAAAGCAGAGCTCGATAAACAGTATCTTCTCAAAAAGTTGCAGAACGCAGAGGCCACGGAAAAGGAGATAGCCGATATCGTCGGCGAGCTCGACAAACTCACTGAAAAGGAGGTGACACAGCGGAATAAAGAGCAATTCGATGCCGCAAGAGAGGAGATAGAAGCCGAACGCCGGGAACGCGATGCTGCCGATACCGACAGTTATATGCGAGGCCGAATTTCGGAAAAGACTTACCAGCGAATGAAATTCGAGTCGGAGATAGCATATCTCAACCGGCTCAAAGAGTTGTATGCCGAGGGTAGCCAGGAGCGCGCCGAGATTGAAAAACAGATTACCGACAAACTGCAAGCCGACAAGCTGGCCAAGTTCAAGGAGACGCAAGACAGGCAGAAGACTCTTTATGAGGAGTATTTCAAAGGGATATCCCTTATGTCGGCCGAAGAGAGGGAGCAGCAGTATCGGCTGCAAATCGATTCTCTGAATGACCTGACGAAGAAGATGCTCGACGCGGCCGGAAACGACGAGGCTAAAAGGCAGAAAATCATCGAAGCCTCTGCCATCGCCGAAAAGGCATTGAAAAAGCAGTATTTCGAAGAGACTACGGAGGAGAGTTTCAATGCCATGGAGAAAGCCAACGCCGAGCTGGCCGAGTGGTTGCAAAGCGACGGCGGGAAAGCCGTGACCGACTCTTTCGGTATGATCATGTCGGGAATGTCGGCTATCTTCTCGCAAATATCCTCGATAGTCCAGTCGAATATGGAGATGGAGACCGCCGCCATCGAGAAACGCTACGACAAAGAGATTTCGCTGGCCGAAGGAAATACCTACAAAGTCAAGAAGCTCGAGCAGGATAAAGAGAATGAGATAGCCCGGGCAAAGAACGAAGCGAACCGCAAGATGTTCGCCATGCAGGTGATCCAAGCCGTGGCGCAGACTGCTCAGAACGCTTTGGCCGCTTATGGCTCGGCTGCGGCGATACCCATCGTCGGATATATCATGGCTCCTATTGCGGCGGCTATGGCCGTAGCTGCCGGCGCCGTGCAGATCGCGGCTATAAAGAAACAGCAGCAGGCCTCCGAAGCGCAGGGGTATGCCGCCGGCGGATTCACCCGCCCCGGCCCGGTGGACGAGCCGGCCGGTATCGTCCATGCCGGCGAGTGGGTCGCCAGTCAGAAACTGGTGACTTCGCCGGTAACGCGTCCTATCATCGATGCCCTCGAATATGCGCAGAGAACCAACACGATCGGCTCTATCCGTCGAGTGTCTGCTCTCCCCGCGCCGATTAGCTTACCAGCCCCTTCGCCTGATGGAGGAGGAAACTCCCCGGACACAGGCGTATTGCTCGCCACATATTTTGCGGTTCTCAAAAAATTGGGTGACCGCCTGGACGAGCCCTTCGTCACGGTCAACACGGTTACCGGCGACCGGGGCATCAAGAAGGCTCAGGACGAATACGATCGTTTGATCAGAAACAAAACCCCTAAATCACGCAGGAAATGAAAATATTCGTAGAGGGTAAAGAGGCTTTCTTGAAGAAAGGAACCTCCTTCGAGTTTATCGCTGAAAACAGGCTTTTCTCTGGTTCCGACGAGTACACCTTGTCTATCACCTTCCCCATAGTCGATTGTCCTCGGAATCGGGCGATATTCGGGCTTTTATATCGGAAAGATGTCGATATCGAAAAAGTGAACTTCGCCTGTGAACTACGGGATACCAATTTCTATAAAATGGGGGTTCTCGCTATTGTCGAGGTGTCGCAATCCGAAATCAAAGGGCAATTCCTCGATGGAATGAGCGCCCAAAACTTCATCGGTGATTTCGACGAAATATACATCAACGAACTCGACTTGGGCGATTATGAGTATGTGAATATGAGTAATACACCTCCAGAATGGCTTTGGAGGAGCATCGACCGCATGAAAAACTATATATCTTTGCCCTGGGTCAACAACTATTCGGGGAATATACAAAATGAGGTCGTATATGAAAATGGCACTTATAAATGGCATCCGGACACCAAGGGGGTATCGTTTCAGCCATATTTGCTATTCATCGCAAAACAAATTTGCGAGGTATTAGGTTATAGTTATGATTTCGGGGAATGGGAGAGGTCGACATATCGTCATCTCATTGTCTGCAATTCGCTCCCGTATGCCTGGGATATGCCCCAAATAGCAAAAGCCCTTCCTCACTGGACTGTGACAGAGTTTTTTGAACATTTGGAGAACTTTCTGTCGGCATTTATTGACGTTGACCATAGGGGCAAGACAGTGACATTCCATTTCATCGCTAATGACTCGGATTTCAATACCAGTATAACCCTTAACCATGTTGCCGACGATTTTACGGTAGATGTTAGCTCCGAGGGGGAATCTTCATACAGAGGAGTATCTACTTTGAGATATTCCGATTGCGACCATGAAATGTGGAAATTCTACTCGTGTAACTGGTTGGTGGAAAATCATGAGAAGATGATTGTCCGATATGAGACTCTGAATGATTTAATCGAGGCCAATGAAAACTTGAAGGAGACCGTTGTCGGGGTTGAGTATCCTGATTCAAATTTGGGAAAAATCTTATATGTCGAATCTTTGAATACCTATTTCGTATTTAGACCGGTAAAGATTATACCTCAGAGCTATTATGATCCAGTGTCTGAGACCTATTATGACCAGTATGTGAACATTCTTCAACCGATAAACCAGTTTGGAGAACGCATCGGTACAAATGAGGAAAGCGATAGCATAGAGATAGGGATTGTCCCCGCCTGGATAGATGACACAGAAACCAGTAAAGGGCAATGTCTGTTTTTAGAGCTCGACTTCAATGATGGAGAAACAGATGGCAATTCTGAGTATTTACCGATAAGTCTACTCGAATCTGGGGAGAGTGAAAAAAGTGGGGCATACTTCTCTCAACTTTTTGTCGCATTCTGGGACGGTACGAATTATTTCAAAGGGCTGCAGCCGCGTCCAATTATCGACAAAATATCTACGAATGAAGACTGGACTTATGTTGAGACTGGGTATAGCATGCGTCTAAATAGGGATCCTAGCGACCTTTCCTATTTCAACTCTCCGATCGACAGCTGCAAAAAATACAATTTCCAGTTTTTGGCGAACAAAATTCCGCCTGTGAGGGCTTTGTTCTTTATTCAAGGTAAGCCGTATATCTGTGAAAAAATCACGGCCACATTCACGGAATATGGTATGTCGCAGCTCTTGAAGGGGACGTTCTATCGAACCGATTAAAGAGTCCCGTCGAGTTCGAGAATGGCTTTATCGGCATTGTCCCGGTGGCGGGTATATACATCGGTAACGGCCAGTGAGCTGTGTCTTGCCTGGTCTCTCACCGAGATGTTGCTCAGTTTTTTGTCCAGCATCTCGGTGATTCCAGTATCTTTTAGCGAGTAGAATGTGTAATCTTTGTCGAGTTTCAACTCTTTTTTCAGGCGGGTCCAGCGAATAGTTATGAGCCGTCGGTCTACTTGCACGTTGCCGGGCATGATGTTGTTTGAGAATAGGAAATAGTGAGGAGGGTAGTCGAATACCCCCAAGTCGAGCATGAACATCATTACCTTTTTCGGGATAGTTATAGTTTGTGTCGTTCTGTTTTTGCTGTCTTCGGACGGGATTGTCAAGGTACAATTCTTAACGTTGAAATATCGAAGCCTCAGCCGGGTCTGTTCGATGGGACGAATATAGCAGTAGTATAAGAGATAACACGATAAAAGAAAGTGTTTGTCGTTCGACATCAAATATTCGCTTATCTGTCGAATCACAGAGGGCGGAATAATTTTCCTTCTTTTCTGGAATAATTTTCGACTGAAAGGTTTTATGCCGGAGGCCGGATTCTCGTTCATAAGTCCTTTTTCTACGCAAAAGGAGCAAAAAGCTTTGAGAAAAGTGAGACAATTATTCCTATACTGAGGGGACAGTTTCAGTTCCAAATGTATGTAATCGAGGAAATCGTTGCAAAATCGTTTGTCCAGCTGGTAGAGGTAGATGATGGGTGAGGTTCTCTGTTGATTATAGGCAACCAACTTTTTAATCTTTGATTCGTGGCTGATGTATGTCTCTTTTCTGAAAATCCCATCGGAGTACATCTTCTTGTTATTCTCCACATATCGTTTGATGGCATCATCAAACGATATCGCAACCTCAAATTCTTTCTCGACCCAGGGATTCCACCCCCGGATAAGTTGTTGGTAAAGCCGGATAATCAGACCTGCAGCATACTCCCGCCTCTGTTTCTTTGTCGCCAATCGGTTTATCTTTATTCGCTTCCTTCTCATTTTCCCTCTAACTGGGTCGAAAGCGTAAAACTCAACATACCAGGCAGGGGCATTTTCACGAAGCCTTGGGTATGTAAAACTTATTATTTCGTCGATTGTGGATTTTTGTGGCAGATTGTCAATGTTAAAATCAATCCGCGCGGGAACCGTATTTTTAAGCATTTTTTTATTTAACGAATCTGGGGTGATTCGCTAAACACGAGGGGGCTTTTGATCCGTATTAGCCCTGTTTTAGGGAAGAAAAACCTCAAAAGCTTAATACATAATCTTTTGAGGTTTTATTCCTTGTTGTAGCGAATCTTTTTTTTATTCATTTTTTTTACTTAAATAGCCACTGTGGGGCTGTTGATAGAAGCCTTTTGTCATATTTTTGACTCGTTCTCGGCTCGATCAATATTTCTTTCGGCCATAAGAATTTTTATAGTTCTTTCTTTTTCTGCCAAAAGCTCTTTTAACATTTTTACCTCTCCCTGTGTGATATTTACGTTAGCATTTCCAAAGAGTGTAGTTGCGCTTATGTCGCTTACATGATTGCCGTGAGTATCATCGAAGAAGTAGGATGCGGAGATTCCTATCGCCTTACATATTTTATCCAAAAGCTCACAGTCGATTGAATTTTTACGGACGATTGCCGATAGATAGGTTGGAGTGATTCCAACTTCTTTTGCGATATCTTTCCGAACGATTCTGCGTTCAGTCATGATTCGATTCAATTCAGGTCCTATATTTTTCATAATAAAACAAATTGTTAATTATGTATAAATAATTAGTTTTATAATCAAACAATTAATGTATTAAATCAATCTGTTTGTATATTTGGGTTTATAAATATAATAACTATTTTCTAAATACAAAAATTTATGGAAAAACGAACAAAAGATTCTATCGCCTTATCCGAATTTCTTTCCACATTCTCTTCTAATGAATGTACGGTTGCTATCGATAAAATAGTTGAAGGTTGTTTAGTCCCTCGTCGTACAGTGTATAATTGGAAATACGGTGTATGTCGGATTCCTGAATTATACAAGCTCAAAATTGAAGAAATTTTCGGTCAACAGATATTCTCGAGGCCTCTAATTTGTGAAAAATGACATGGACGAACTATTCACTGTCTCCATCGAATTTTTCATCTTTAACGATGAACTATGGTATAGAAGTGAGGGCAAATCACCGTGCCGGTTAAAGGAACAAGACTACGAATTTGTGACCTTAATTGCGAATCTGATTGAAAAGTTCTATCCAAAAGCATATATCGCTTTGGCCTCTGAATATGCCAAGAGCAAGGCTAATCTTCCACTTTTCCGATATCGGATTGTCTCTAGATTTTGTCGTTGCAACTTTGGCAACATAGACAACATCATAGACATCGATGCCTCTACCTTCCATTTTGAACATGTTCTTTGTCCTCTCCGGGGAGAATGCAAATTTGAAAATATTGTATGTCACCCTGAATTTGAGAGCCACATCTCGAAAGCCGAGAAGAGAATCCTGGAAAGATGGTATCGTGGAGAGTCGAAAGAAGAAATAGCCGATGCTCTGTTTTTGTCTATACACACGATAAACAATCATATTCGAAACGCCTTCCAGCGGCTGGATATTCACAATAAAGCCGAATTCGTAAGGTTCGCAGACTTAAATAATCTATTCAAATGAAAAAATACAACAAATTCGATATTGATAGGGTGAAATCGGCGGCAGATATTCGCGACTTTATACCAGGACTTTCTGGGCGCGGAGCAACCCAATATTGCGAGTGCCCCGAGTGCCATAAGTCGGGACGGAACAAGGGGCTTTGTGTCACGCATAAAACCAATATGGATATTGCGAAATGCTTCTCGTGCGGGTTCACTATAAATGGAGCTATCGATGCCGTTCAATATTATGATAAGGTTGAGTTCATAGACGCCCTGCAAATTGTTGCCTCGAGATACAATATCCTTCTCGAAACAGAGATGGAGAAACGGCAGCGGGCTATCGACCGAAGCCGAGAGAAAGTAAAGCAGTCGTTTTGTCTCTCTCAACTGGAAGCCAGTGGTCTTACGGTGAAAGATGTCACCGCAAAAGTTCGCCTCGACGATAAGAGTGGGGAAATCTATCTGCCGGCATTCCAGCGAGGCGGTATGGATAAGTATTTCAACATCAATAAGAACGATGATGAAATGCTCATTTACTATTATGACCTTTGGGGGAATCCTGTTCAATATGCCACGCGAGGGGCCGCCGGCAGTCTCAAACCATACGTCAGGATCCGGTGGTCGAATCCATCGTTACATCTCGATAAAGATGGCCGGGAGATAAAGTACCAAACGCCCAAGGGGGCTCCGACCAAGTTTTACATTCCTCAGTACATTAGAGAGCGATTCCTCTCCGAGACGCATATAGAGACGCTCATCGTCCAGGAAGGGGAGAAAAAAGCCGAAAAGGCATGCAAACATGGTATCGCTTCTATCGGCATTCAAGGAATTTACAATATCGGGAATGCCGAGACAGGGCTAATCCAGGATCTTCAGTACCTGGTCCAAAAATGCACGATAAAGAATGTCGTTCTGTTGATGGATAGCGACTGGGATCATCTCCACCGCGAGATTCAGATAGGTGACCATGTCGACCAGCGGCCGAATCAGTTCGCCAAGGCCGTCATCAAATTCAAGCAGTACGTTCAGACAATGCACAATATCGGGGTGTCGGTTGACATCTTCTTCGGTCATATCAATGACACACCCTCACACGACAAAGGCATCGACGATTTACTTTGCAATACCCTCAAAGGGAGAGAGGAGGTCCTTCGGAAGGAGATAGACACCGTTATGCACACCCATGACGGTAAAGGCCAATTCCTTGACATACATAAAATCACATCGAAAACCGATTTCCAAATCAAGGACTTTTGGCTGTTGAACGATAGAGATGGATTTTTTGAGCGTCATAAGGAGGAGCTCTTGCAAATCCCTAATTTCCGTTTTGCCAAGATAAATTACCGAATTGAGGACGGTAAACTTGTCCAGGCATCGCGCTATTCGAGTGAGAGAGACTTCTGGGTCATCGGGGCGAATGATAAGGGAAAGAAAACGGTCGATTTCGATTACATCGAAGCCTTACAGTTCATTTCAGCTAATGGCTTCTACCGCATTCATACTTCCGACTTGGAGGTCGATCAATATAAGTTTGTTCGCATCGACGACGGAGTCGTCCATCTGTCAGGGCCAACCGAAATTCGCGATTTCGTGTACTATTACGCGTTACAAACTTGTAAGGATCGCGACGTAATTACGATGTTGGCCTCACGGCTCGGTTCTCTTCTGGGGCCTGATAAGCTCGAGCGAATAACGAAGATAGACGATAACTTCGATAATTTCGAGCCTCATATCCAAAGAATGTATTACCGCAACGGCCAAATTCAGATTACCTCGCGAGGAATTGAATTTGGCGATCTCCTGGGGCAGGTTTGGAGCGACAAAGTAATCCGGCGAAAGTTCAAGCGGGTTCCCGTTATTGATAAAATCGAATATGACCCGGCTGCCGGCTTTTCTGTTTTCCCGACAGAAGAGGGTAAAGCCTGTGAGTTTTTCCGATTCATCTGTAATACTTCCAATTTTTGGAACATACCAGGACACACACCTACCGACCAGGAGGAGCGGGAATTTCAGCAGCATGTCGTCAACAAGATTACATCTATCGGCTTTCTCATGTGCGACTACAAATATCAGACCGAGTTGAAGGCGGTTATCGCGATGGACGGCCAGATGGGAGAGGTTGCCCAGTCAAACGGACGAACCGGTAAGTCGCTGGTTGGAGCGGCTCTCGCAAAAATACTCGATCAGACAGCTATCGACGGGCGAAATACCAAAAACGACGACGATTACATCTATTCGAATGTGACACCGAGAACCCGAAACATCTTCATCGATGATGTCAAGGTGAATTTTGATTTCGAGCGATTCTTCTTTGCCGTTACCGGCGACCTCGCGGTCAATCCAAAGACCAAGGCTCGGTTCATCATACCCAACGAAAAATCGCCCAAATTCTACATCACTACGAACCACGCCATAAATGCGAACAATCGCTCGGCTCTCGAGCGCATTACCTATATGGCCTTTTCCGACTGGTACAACGACAACCATCGGCCCATCGATGATTTCGGACACCAATTCTTTGCCGATTGGGACGAGGACCAGTGGAATCTTTTCGATAATTTCATGGCCGAGTGTTGTATGTTCTATTTCAAATCCATGGCCGAGAGTTGGTATCGAACAGGGCAAGGGGCAGTTCCGCCGCCGATGCGCGACATCAAGATGAGAACCCTCAAACAGCAAATGGGCGAGGCCTTCGTTCAGTGGGCAGAGACCTATTTCGACGAGTCGGCGAACAATCTGAATGAACGCATACCGCGAAAGACCATGTACGACGCTTATCATAGCTCTTTCCCCGACAGCAAATTCGGGGTTACTCCCTCCAATTTCCGCACGAAGGTTGTGCTCTATTGTGATTTCAAAGGATATCACTTCAATGTTTCGCGGCCGAACAAATCCGGCATCTCGTTCCGCGATTGGATCGAAGATCACCCGGGAGAAGCGTTTGTCGGAGAGGCCGATAAGTCGGGCGGGGTAGAGTATTTCGGCGTGTTTAGCCTTGATTTTGCAAAGAAACAACCATTTTAATTTTAGGATATGAGTGTGAATTTTAATCCCTATGAAAACTACCGGATTCGGGTTTTTGAAAACTCCGGCGAACTTCGGAATTACAAGAAAGACGTTGTCGTTGACAATCGTCGAGAACGTGTCGTACTTCTTATCGGGCAGGTTGCGCCCGATAAGTTTGCGATAGGATACGATATCTTCTTCGCCGATGGGCGGCGAGCCGGACGGCTCCCGTCGTTGGAGTTCGGGTATTTCGTCAGGGAACGAGAGGCGAAGCTCTATTTCTTGGGGTATATCAAGCAAAACCGTTCGAGGTTCTTGCCCTCTACTATCGAGGCGGTCGACGATTTGATCCGCACGATCATTCAGCCCGGGCTGTTCTGATTCGTAAAAGAGCGAACGATTATATCCAGAGCGGACAAGGCAGACGAGAGGTATTCAGACGGGTCGGTGTATCGTTGCACCGACCCGTTTTATGCTTTTATGCCGGGCTCTTTTTCCCCCACACCCCCTTCGTTGAGAATGTATGGGAAAGTGCTGCGGTGCAAGGAATACGGTAAAACGCTGAAAAATAGCGCAAAAGCTATGTGCGTATATATATTCTTTTTTTTATTTTATTTTGAATCTTAATAATAATGGAAAAACAGTACATTCGTACGGTGGTTATTTTACCTTTTGATATTCAATATTTTACGATCGTACTTTTTTTATTTTGAAGCAGTGCGAAACTGTGCGTACTGTGCAGGAGTACGGCAAAAAAAACAGTACGAAAAAAGTACGGTCATATCGCTTTGGTATTCAGCTGGTTGAACTTCTTTCGTACTTCTGCACTATTTTTTTGTGATTTTTCATAGAATACACATATAGAAATATTTTAATCCTTTTCGTTCATTTTTCTGGTTGCGTATTTACAGTTTGTTTGATTATTTATATATTTGTGTATTAAATTATTACGTCATGTCTCAATACTATGTTTATATTCATTTGGAGAAATATCTTGCCGAATGGTTGCTTCATCAGTTTGGCCAAAATGGTCAGATACGTTTCCCGAGGGGGAGTGCCGAAAACGATATTTTGGAGTATTCACTGACGACGCAGCCAGCCGATATCCCGGTTCCGTTGAAATCTCCCGATTCTTTGGCGATTGAGATTCCCTATTTTAAAACGAAGGATCCTCGGTATTACAATTTTCTACCACCCCGAGCGAAGAAGGCTCTTGAGCGGACGATTTATATTCGATTCCGGATTGAGCTTTGGAATGAGCTGCACACCTTCGACAGTCTGTCCCACAATCTTTCTGACCTCATTTGGACCTTTATGGAGAAACACGAAATCGCCGACGATCCGAAAAGCTGGGAAACCATTCGACAGATGTATTTTCGAATGAGAAAAACGTACCAAAAAAAACAGCAAAGAAACGCTACGAGTTCAAAGGAAGAATTTAACAATACGGTACAAAACGCACAATAACAAATATTTAGCAATGAAACAAATTTTGCCGGGCATTCTCCGATTACAGGTGGTCGATTGTAGTCTGCTTCCGCCTAATGTCTCTTTGAAAAGCAAAGCGAATTTGCCTATTTCTGTGTTAGCGGACACAACGGAAATATCTTTTGTTGGCTCCCCGAAATGTGAGTATAATATAAAGAATGACAACAATTCGACAAGTGAGAAAACGATATTGGAATTCCTTACAGACGAGTATTTTCCGTTTGATGAGCAGAATGTTGCCTTTATCATATCATGTGCATCCGGTAAATCTTATTTGATTGGGGCCAGAGAGTCTCCTTTCCCAGTTGTCAATGTAAAAGAGATTATCGGTCCGCCTTCGGGTGACTCGGCCGGTTTTCAGATTGAAATCTCTTGGGTTTCTATAAAATCGCTCATTCCGTTGATTTTATAGTCTTTTATCGCTTGTTGTCCAGATGTTACCTTTGGCTAAAAAGGTAATTCTATGGCAAAAAAATTCGACCTGAAACTCAAAGGATATGTTGGCGGATACGACTTCGACTCCAATTATGTAGAGTATATCCTCGAAAAAAGCGAATCGAAAGAAGTAAATGTGCTCATCGACTCGCTGGGAGGAAGTGTCGCCTCTGCTTTTTCTATCTGTGAGGCATTTCGCCGACATGGAAATGTTAAAGTCCATTATGTCGGTATGAATGCCAGCGCTGCGACGATAGCATCGCTGGGAGCCAAGCACGTCAGCATAGCGACATCGGGCATGTATCTCGTTCACAAATGCAGCACGGTGATAGCCAAGTGGGCTAGTCTGAACGCCGATCAGCTTCGCCAGTTGATCGAGGAGTATGACAAACAGAAAAAGGACATGGAGAAGATCGACCTCAATATCGCCGCCATGTATGCCGACAAGTGTAAAAAAGACAAACAAGCACTGCTCGACCTGATGAAGGTCGGAGGGTGGCTCACGGCGCAAGAGGCACTCGACTGGGGATTCGTCGACGAGATCTGTGATCTCCCTGGCGATGTCACTCCCAAAGTAACCGCCCAGGTGATCGAGGATCTGTCGGAAGCTGGCATTCCTTTGCCATTCTCTGTACAAGAGAGAAACGACTCTCGCGTGGACAAGATATTCTCCCTGTTCGCTTCTTTTTTCCGCTCCAATACTCAACATCAACAATCTAGTGTAACAATGAACAAAAAATTCCAATCGATTATCGGGTGTCTCGAGATCGAGGCAATCGAAGAGAGCGACGGGAAATTCCATCTTTCCGCCGATCTCATGCAAAAACTGGATTCCCATCTCCAAGAGATGGATTCGAAAATTAAAGAACTGAAAGAGACTGTTTCTCAAAAGGACACAGAACTCGAAGCCCTTCGCAAAAAGCCCGCAGATGAAACGAAACATGTCGTCGACGACAAATCGGCAGAGAAGGAGAAATCTCCATTCGAATCGTATGTCGAAAACGTACGACAAGCAAAAGATTTGTTTAACCAAATTCCTTAACAAATATGGCACATAATATCTCATTTTCCGACGAAGAATACCAAAAGGCCGCCGAGAAGTGGAGACAGCAGTTGCTTCTTCTCCCTATGCTTTCTTGTAAAGATTCACTCCGGTTCATGACCGGTATTCCCGGGATCAGAAATAAAGAGCATGTCGGAACGGCAAAATCGAATGCTCAGTTCGGTCCTTACAAAGCAGATAAAAATTCATCTTCCACGACCGAGGTGAAATATCGAGAGCTCGAGACATTCTTCGGAAATGTCTGCGAGGATTTTGAGCCCAACTCGGTTATTACGATGCTGTTGGGACAAAATGCCTCATTCTTGGGAGAAGGGCAGAAAACGGCGCCTTCTGCAAAACTCGTGATCGCTTCTGTCCTTAAAAGCCTCGGCGAATCGTTGCACAATGTTCTCTTTACGGCTAAAAGAAATGCAGAAGGGGATACCTCTGCCGACCTCTTCAACGGCTTTATTACCATTGCTGATGCAGAGGTCGAAGCCGGTAATATCGCTGATGGTAAAGGAAACCTTTTCAAGATCACTACCGGTTTCAGCGAAGCCGATGCGCTCGATGTTGCCAAGTCCATCGAGCGGAAAGCCCACCCGGTTCTCCGGGCTACCGAGAAATTCCTCTACTGTTCGCCCGAGTTTGCCGATGCCTACAACGATGCCTATATGCTCACGCATGGCGGTATCGTGTACAACAAGAAATTCGAGCAGGCGGTCGTCGAGGGGTCGAACAACAAGACGACGCTGGCGCCGCTCACTTGTCTCGCAGGTTCTTCGAAGTTCTTCTTGGCTCCGAAATCGAATATGCTCTATGGATATGACAGCTTGTCTGACCAAGAAAGAATTCAAGTCGATCGTTTCAAGCCTTTTATGCTGACCCTCTCGGCCGCCATGTTCTTCGGCGTTCAGTTTTACTCGATCGACCCGCGCATGCTGCTCATGGTCGATGTCACGAAACAGGGATAACTAATATTTTCGTAAATCCAAATCGCTTCAATGATGGAAAATTGCCTGAATATTCAAAAATCGCTCGGGTGGTGTCAGGGAACCCCCGTGCTTCCCGGTGTCCGCCGCCGGTTGTACTACCTTTCGAAGAGCGCGATCTTGAAATGGCCGACTCTTCCTCGCGATGAAAACGGAAGAGCCACATCGGCCGAACTGACCGGCGATTTTGTCCTGGCCGCCGATGCCAAGTGGAAATACATCGACCACCTTCCCGACAAAGCGCAACTCACCAGCGAGCCGCAAGGGGAAGTACCCAGCCAGACCCAACTCAACAAGTTGACGGTCGTACACCCGGGCGTCGGGGCCGATGCTTCGGCCGCGGCTGCCTATATCAACAACAACGACAATGTGTTTTTGGTCCAAGATATGGCCGATAATTGGAGGCTCGTCGGCTGCGAACGCTGGCAAACGAAATCCACCGTATCGCAAGATTTGGGACAAGGGCCCACGGGGACGACCTCCACGACCGTCTCGGTAGAGGCTACCGATGAAACTCCGGCTCCTTTCTACAAAGGGAAAATCGAAGCCGAAGAAGGCGATTTCATGGCCGACGGATCGGAAATACCGGAAGAATAGTCGGCTGTCGAGAGTATGGACGATTTATGGGAAGGACTCTTGAACGATGTGCCGGAGAATAAACGTTCCGATACTCTCGACCGTTCCGTCTCGAAAGAACGACGATATGACATGGAAGGAATCAAAAACCGACAATGAAACTATGGACAAGAAACTTACCGAATCTTTACAGAAATGGCTCTCGACTCCCCGCGAGGAACGGGACTACGAGCAGGGAAATCTCTTGCTTTTCCGCCTATCCGGGAATAAGATCCAGTATCGCAACCTTGCGCCGAATCCGGACAAACACGCCGAGTTCATTACCCGGAACATTCAGAAATATGTAAATTTCCGAGTGCAGGAATTCACCCACGAACAGGTGAAGGAAATGGAAAAGAAGGTCGAGAAGATCTTCGAGAAGAGACTCTCTATCGAGGAAAACAACCCTGCGAGAGATTTCAAAAAAGGCAAACGCGCCGACCACGATTCGCTTCCCGAGGAAATCCGGTCGCTGTATGTCGAGAACCTCGGTATCGCTCAGCGAATGAGGGACGTTCAAACGAAACTCCGGCTTATCTCTACCGAAGAGTCTCCTTGCCCCGACAGCGAGCGATATCCGTTCCTTAAAGAGCTGATCTCGCTCGACAAGCAGCTGCACGAGAATTGGGAGCGGTACGACCGCTATGTCCCGCAGCAGGGACAGGAAAGCGGAAACGCGCCGGGCTCTCTCTCCGAAGAAAGCCAGAAGGCTCTGCGTTTGGTCACCTTGAATAAGGGCAAATATGCGAAGAAGCCGACGCCCGAGCTAAAAGCTAGGATTCTGGAATGGTATGGTCTTATCACGGATCCGGCCGAGAAACTTACCGAAGAGTTGAAGCGGTTGGGTATTCTCGAATGAAGAAGTACGGTGAATCGTTATGCCGCTGCCTGCCACCATAGAAATTTGCCAGAAAGACCTCTTTACCGCCGAGGACGAATTGAAGCGGAAATACGACGAAATTACCGTTCGTAGGCTTCTGCGTTTGCGCGAGATGTATGCTTGGGCAGTCGCCAATCCCGATGCGAAAGACCGCCAGTTCGTCGAAGTCCTTGTTTCCCGGCATCGCATTTCTCAGGCCGCAGCCTATTCCGATCTCGCCATCGTTAAGTCGATGATCCCGAGGATTGCGGAAGCCTCCCGGGATTATCATCGGTGGAGAGCCAACGAGATGCTTTTGGAGACCTACCAAACGGCCAAAAAGCGCAAGGATACCAAGACGATGGAACGGGCGGCTTCCAGCTATGCCAAATACAACCGCGTGGATATCGAGGACGAGCGGGCCATGCCTTACGACCGGATCGTCGTGCAGCCCTTTACGGCCACCGACGACCCTACGGTGCTGGGTATTAAACCTATTCCCAATATCAACGAGAAAATCAAAGAGATGCTCGACAAGTACCGTAAAGAGACTATCGACATCGAAGATATCGAATTCGAGGAAGCCGATCTCGAAGAAGACGAACTGTTCGGAGATGGAAGCGCAAAATAAGGTCTATTTCAACGCGCCGCAGCGACTCACGCAGCTTATCGGGGCCAATACTACGGTAATCGTCGCCGGCAGGCGTACCGGCAAAACCGACAGTATCGCCTCGCCGTTCGTCCTCAGGAACATGCAGCGCATGCCGGGCTCTACCGGAGGCATCGTCGTCCCCACTTTCAAACACGGGCTCACGAACACTTTGCCCGGGTTATTCGCCGCATGGAAGCGGTGGGGATTCGCCGAAGGCATCCATTATGTCGTGGGGCGTCGTCCCCCGAAATGGTTCGCGAAGCCGATTACCGAGCCGGCTGACTACGAACATGTAATTTCGTTTTATAATGGCTCGGTGGCGATTATCATTTCGCAAGACCGTCCCGGTTCTTCCAACTCTTTAACGCTCTCGTGGGTGCTCGTCGACGAAGCCAAGTTCATCGACTACAAAAAGCTCAAAGAAGAAACGCTCCCCGCCAACGGCGGCATAAAATCCTATTTTGGCGCCCGCTCGTTCAACCATTCGCTCATGATTTTGAGCGATATGCCCCAAACGCAAAAGGGCTCTTGGTTCCTTCATTACAAGGAGAAGATGGACGTCGAACTCATCGACACCATCAAAGCCACGGTCTTCGAAATTTGGAGAACAAAAACTCGGATACGGGAGTGTAAAAAAGAAGGGAAACCAATCCCCAAATACTTGCAAAGCTATCTCCGTCGTCTCGATACGAACCTCAATAAAATGAGGTCGGTCGCCGTGTATTACAAAGAGTACTCCTCTATCGAGAACCTTCAACTTTTGGGCGAGAACTACATCAAGCAGATGAAGCGCGACCTGACGCCGAAAACATTCCGGACCTCTATCCTCTGCCAGCGGATAGGTATCGCCAAAGACGGGTTCTACTCCTCCATGCGCGAAGCCCATAAATACAACGCCAGCGATTTCGATTATCTCGATTCGCTCGGCTACGACTTCGACCCCGCTTTGCTCGACAGTCGGGTCGATAAGGACGTCGATCCGTTCGAACCTATTTGTATCGGCATGGACTACAACGCCAATATCAACTGGATAGTCGCCGGGCAACCCTCCGGGCGTCGGCTCAACATCATAAAATCGTTCTTCGTCAAATTCGAGCGGAAAATCCCTGCTCTTATCGACGACTTCTGCACATACTATGCGAATCACGAAAATAAGACCGTCGTCTATTACTACGATTCCACGGCTCTCGGAGCCAACTATGCCGTCAACGACCAAGACTTCCATTGGGTGGTTTGCCACGAATTCGAGAGGCACGGCTGGACGGTCGTCGATGTCTATCTCGGGAACCCTATGCGGCACGACGAGAAATACCTCTTGATCAATCAAGGTTTCGCAGGCAAACAGCGGTTCATGCCCTTTTTCAACCGCCAGAATAACGACGACCTCATTCTTGCGATACAATCTGCCGGTGTCTCCCGGGGGCGGAACGGTTTTCGGAAAGACAAAGGCGGAGAAAAGCTCGAAGAGTCGGAAGAATCCCTGCTCGAACATCGTACCGACGGAACCGATGCTTTCGACACGCTATACATCGGGTGCGAAAAATTCCCGCAGAATGCCCTATATCGCTACTCCTCCAACGGAGTCGCATGACTTGACTTCATAGATTATTATTTAAGTTAGGAAAGGTCTCGGCTTGTGAAAGTCGGGGCTTTTTTTGTATTATCCCTTGCTCGTTTCGAAAAAATCCCTCATATTTGTAGTGCCAAAACCTAAGAGCGTATGCTCTCCGGTAGAGTCCCGGTTAACGGCTCAATACGAATTTGGGCTTTTTTTTATGTCCATACATGTCCATATAAGATATGGCGTGCAATACGATCTTCGGCTGTCTATCCCGTTTGATTTTTCTCTTCGGAGGAGACTCTTAGGTTTTGGCGAACACGGGAAATGACAGCCGTTTTTCTGTCTATTACGCCAAAACCTAAGAGATTATGGACACTACAAAATCCATCGGGATTCAGGGTAAAATTTCCCCTGCCCGCACAGAACGACAAAACTCTGCGTTCGAAAATTATCTTATCCGTTTTTTTGAAAGAGAGCTCGAAGTAAAGCTCACCCGCCGTGAAATGTGGCGAAGCGTCCGTTTCGTCGCCTCGTTGTTTGTCTTGTTGCTCGCCCTGTCGACCGGCGAGCCTCTGCCGGTCTTGCCGGCGCTCGCACTGGCAGCTTACGCTTATCGGGGCGTTGCCGACATAACCTCCCGTTTTACGGAGAAAGGAGGTGCGCGATGAAAAGCCATAC